GGATTCTTTTCCCATATTTGCAATGCGCATAAGGAGTTATTATGGCTAGAAGCGGAACACTGATTAGAGGTAAGAACGGACAGTACATTAAAGAAACCGTACTTAATAAGATTAAGTATTTTTGTAACTTCATGATTACCAAGATTGAGAAATGGCTCAAATAATACTAATAGCAGTTATTACGTTCCTATTAGCGAGCTGTAGTTCACTAGAATTTAGAAATATAGCTAAGACAGGAGCTACTACTGCTGTTACATATTTAGTAGCAGGCCCTATCCCGGCTGTTGCTAACATAGCAACCTCTATGGCATTTGATGAGCTAGTGCCTGACGAACCGAAATTGAAAGACGTTAAAACTAAAACCCAAGCCGTGGCTCATGTGGCTACCTCTTGGGGACTGAACGCTCTATACGGATTTATAGCGTTTCTGTTGATAACAAATATACTAACTCCACTGTTGACTAAAAAGTGGGGTTATAATGAAGCTAAACAAAAATATAGGAGGCGTAAAGATGACTGAATTAATAAATAAGATTAAATCAATGAATAAGACTACTCTCGCGGTAATCGGTATATTCGCAGTAATTGCTATTGCTAATATGCTCGGTTATGGTGGTTAATGTAGGTACAGAACAAGTACCAGTTTGGGTGTATGTGCACCACAGGATGAAGACATGAGTAGATTGTTACTAGTGAGTGCTATGGTTGTATCAATGACAGCAATGGCGTTTTTTAATATACCACAACAGATGTTTCAAACAGGCTCACAGATGATGTTCCCTGCTCAAGATAAGCAAGAACCTATTTGTGAGTGTAAATGTGTAACTGCCCAGTAGAATAAACTAGGGTTTTAAGGCATAATAACAAGTAACAATTTTTGGAGTATATCAATGGGGATAAGCACTGTAGAACAGGGAGAAGAACTAGGTTTAGTCGTGCAGATTGAAGACGGTACAAGCAGTGGTTTATACCCTCGTGTAATCGTTACAAACGATTCTGGAAGCACAATCACTGGAGGTACCATAGACCTAACGGCAGCAGGTACCACCGGAATGTACTACAACGCAGGTACAGCACTAACTATGCCTAATAACGCATTTGTAACGGCTACTTATATCATTTACACAGACTCCTCTCATACCACAGAGTCAACAACCTATATGCGCGCAGCGGATGTATTTATGAAGGCCGGAGAGGTGTCTGCAGATATTACCAAGATAAGTGGTTCATCGAGCGCAGCAGACAAGCTGGAAGCTAATGTCTTGCTTACACTAGACGCGTCTATTAACGATGCATCCCCTAGTACTACCTCTTTTGTAACCACTCTAACTGACACTAGCACAGATGCTTACGTAGGTAGAGAGGTACATATGACTAGTGGTAATGCGGCAGGTGAGATTAGTAAGATTTCAGCCTATGATGGCAGTACTAAGACTATCACTTTACTTCCTGGTATGTCTACCACCCCTGCAAACTCAGATACCTTCACACTTTTTTAACTAAGCCATATGAGCGCTAGACTAGGGTTTACAGGATACGGAAGAAGAGCCCGCTACGACGGAACTGTTGACATAACTCTCACCGCGCTTACTTTAGTGGGTCAGGGTACAAGCACTGTTGAGGACGTGCTTGTAGATACTGCGGCTATATCACTAAGCGGTAGTGATATAGATATCCGAGGGGATATAAATGTAGCTACCGCCACTATTTCCCTCGTAAGTCAAGAAGCCACTATAGTATGTACTGTAGAGGTGGGCCAAGGTAGCTTAGTACTAACCACGTTATACAACAATGTAACTCTTGTAGAGGATACTAATGTAGATGTAGCAGGGCTATCTCTACAGGGTCAGGAAGTAACAGTAATACAGTATATAAATGCTGACGCTTCAAGTATATCCTTATCTTCCTATGATATAACAATAGTATTAGATAGTAATATAAGTGTATTTGGGTTGGCCGGAACTGCCACGCTGGGTGGCGTAACCGTATGGGGTCAGGTATCATCTGATGATAATGATATCTGGACAGAAACAGTAACCGCAGACAGTACTGCTTGGGCAGAAGTAACTGCAGACAGTACTGTTTGGGCAGAAGTACCCGCCGCGTGATGATTAATTATTAGGAGAATTAAAGATGCCTTCGAGCTATACAAGTAATTTAGGATTTGAAAAGCAAGCAGATGGTGAAAATTCCGCTACTTGGGGCCAAAAGTGTAATGCTGTCTTCGATTTAATTGAGTCTGCTATAACGGACGTTGGTAGTATATCCATGTCGGCAGATACAAATAAGACACTGACTGATTTAGACGGTAGTGCTGATGAGTCTAGAAGTGCTGTTCTTGAAATTACTTCATCAATCACACTCACAACAACCCGCTCAGTTATAGTACCTACTTCGGATAAACTATATGTAATCAGTAATGGAACCACTGGAGGGCAGTCTTTACTGATTACAACTGCAGCAGGAACAGGCGTTACTGTAAAAAACGGTGAAAAAAGGAGTGTATATTGTGACGGTACAGATGTAGTAGAGGGCATCTCTGCTATGGCCTCCTTAGCATTAGATACAGCCCTTCCAATAACTAGTGGTGGTACTGGAGCAACTTCAGCCACTGCAGCAAAAACAGCATTAGGTATAGTAGATACATCAGTCCCATCAGGCGCAGTATTCCACTTTGCGATGAACGCAGCACCGTCAGGTTATCTAGCTTGTGATGGTGGGGCAGTTTCCAGAACAACATACGCTAGTTTGTTTACGGCTATCGGTTCTACATTTGGAGCAGGTGACGGTTCGACCACATTTAACTTGCCTGATATGAGAGGGCAATTTGCAAGAGGTTGGAACAGTACATCATCAGGTATTGACCCTTCTCGTACATTTGGCTCTGTTCAAACAGATGCTCTTCAGGAACACAGACATAGATTATCAACAGAACAAACGGGCGCATTTAGTAGTACGTTTGATGGCGCGTCAAATACAAATATATGGGGTAAGCAAGAGATTGAGGCTTGGGCGGTATCTACTGCTGATACAAGCAGCACTCCAGGTGGCATCCGACGAGGCGAGAACGATGACCCTGGTGTAACAAACTCAGGATTCGGTGTAGGCTCAATAAGAACTGACACAGACGTGGGTATAAACGATGATGAAACCAGACCAGATAACGTAGCATTACTTACTTGTATTAAGACATAGGAGAATAGTATGGTAGAGATTGGCGTAACACCAAGAAATGAGAGGGCGGTAGCACTAAGATTACAAGCAGACCCTATATACTTTAAATGGAAAAGAGGCGAGGCTACTGAACAAGAGTGGTTAGACAAAGTACAGGAAATTAGAGAGAGGCATCCAGACTAATGCCACACTCAGCGAATCCCTACGCGCCACACATTCCGTTCAATGAATGGCTACCTGCATATGCTCGTACAATAGATACCGCAGGTGAGGATTATGTAGACCCTTATACCGCGCCAGAGGACACCAGAACAGACTACCAAAGATTCTACGATTATGTAGATAAGGGTAGGTTTGGTTTTGCTGACCGAACACTAACCCAAGGACTAGGTGCCCTTATGCCTGGTGGGTCTATAATGACAAACGAAACTGATAGAGCGTATGGTGTACCTAATAACTCATCAGGTATGCTCTCATGGCTTACAGGCACAGGACCGCTCGGAGACTGGGCAGAACGCAAGGCAAAAGACTTGGGGAACGGCGAGGGCTTTCAACCCCGCTACGGTGAAAAATACTTCGGACCAGGTTCTAAGTATTCCGCCGCCATGGGATACACTGGACAAGAAAGACAGGACGCAATAGATAGATTCACAGGACTGGCCTTAGACCAAAAAATAACAGACGCCACTAGAGCAGAGGCATCTCTCTCAGAAAGAGGGCTTAACTACCTAAACTCACTCCCACTAGCACAGCAGACACTGGCACTAGAAACACAATACGTAAACGCATTAAACGCTAAAGGCGATATTATGTGGATGCAGAACAATCCCAATAAACCTCTAGAGGTTAGACAAAGTACAGGAATATTCAACGGTTTTTTTGATAATTGGGGTAACCGAGACGAGGGAGTACAAGCCGGGGAACTACAAGACCCTACTAACGTAGAGATTGTGGATAGGCCTCGGACTAACATACCTGCTCCTGCTATAACTAAAGACAAAGGAATTAGTACACTCCTTACCCAAGAAGACAACCTCGGGTACAGCCAGAACTATAGTGAAGGAGGGGGTGACAACTTCGGCCATGGTGGCGATAGTTCAGGTTATGGTGAATCAGCCTCAGGATTTGGTGGGCATGAGGATGGTACCGATGAAAGCGACGCCGCTGCAGCTGACCAGGGCGAATGGTAGATTTAAAGTAGGAGAATGACATGCCTTTACAATCAATAAACTTCCCCCCAGGTGTACAGAAAGATAATACTACATACTCCGCAGAGGGGTCTTGGTACGATGCAGATAAGGTACGATTTAAAGGCGGGCGTCCTGAAAAAATAGGCGGGTGGAAAAAACACCTGGCCGCAGTATTACAGGGGATAGGCAGAGCAATACACGTATGGCGGGCGAACAATGGCGTTATTACAACCTCATATGGAACTCATTTAAAGCTGTATGTCGAACAGGGCGGAGCACTTCATGATATAACCCCCTTACGTAAGACAGTTGACCCTGCAGCTACTGACACCTTAGCCAGCACTTCTGGCTCTGCTGTTGTTACAATAACGGACACAGGCCATGACTCTGCTGATGGAGACTTTGTGACGTTGACTGGATTCACAGTAGGCGCAACAGGTCTCTCATCTTCGGAGTTAAACGCTAACTACGCCATTACATATATAGATGCCAACTCATACACTATCAGCCTGGCTACTAACGCATCGGCAACAGTAGCGACTTTTGGAGGCAATAGCGGTAAGATAGAATACGAGATACCTATCGGAACGGCGACTGAAACCTTTGAGTACGGTTGGGGAACGGATGTATGGGGTAGCGGTACCTGGGGAACTATACGTGCTACGTCGACTATTACTCTATCCCCTAGAATGTGGTCTTTAGATAACTTTGGTGAGGACTTAGTAGCTACTTATGATGGTTCTAAGGTGTATACATGGGATTTCTCCTCTGGTACTAGTACAAGGGCTACCAGTGTAACTAACGCTCCTTCTAGAAATAACATCGCACTAGTAACCTCCCCTGACAGGCATTTAGTAGTCTTTGGAACTCATAATGGAACAGCTTTTGATGCCCTTTTGGTAAGATGGGCATCACAGGAAACCAAAACAGACTGGACTGCAACCGCTACCAACACATCAGGTAGTCAAATAATATCAGGCGGTTCTAAAATTGTGGCCGCTAAGAGAGCACAAGGACAGACCCTGGTGTGGACAGACACTGACCTGCATTCTATGCAGTACACAGGCCCTCCTTTTACTTTTGGATTCCAGCAAATAGCCTCACAATGTGGCGCAGCAGGACCTAGTGCGATGGTAGTTACGAGCTCAGTTACCTATTGGATGGGTCAGCATAGTTTCTATGTATATGATGGTTCTGTCAAAGAGTTACCTAGTACTGTAGATAGACACGTATTTGAGGATATAAACACTACCCAGAGAACTAAAGTCATTGCAGGACTAAACCAGGAGTTTAGTGAAGTGTGGTGGTTCTATCCTTCGGCAAGCAGTGATGAGAATGATAGGTACGTTACATTTAATTATGCCGAGAACGCGTGGTCTATAGGAACTATGGACAGAACGGCTTGGTTAGACCGAGAGATATACACCCTCCCACTAGCTATTAAGTCAACGGGCGAGGTATACGAGCACGAGACAGGTAGCACTGACGATGGTTCTAGTATACCTACTTATATACAATCAGCTGATTTCGACTTAGGGGAAGGAGACACTCTATTCTTAATGACTCGGTTTATACCTGACGCTGTACAAGGAGCTGGTGACATAGAGGTTACCTTTAACGCAAGGGACTACCCATCAAACACCCCGGTACCGCACGGACCCTTTACAGTAAAAGCCAATACTGATAAAGTAGATACACGAGTAAGGGCTAGACAGATGAATATTAAAGTGTCTAGCGATACCAGTGCGGGAAGTACTTGGAAACTAGGCACTCCTAGAATAGACTTAATTACTGCAGGGAGGCGTTAAGTGGCTGTTTTACTAAAAGAAAGATTCCCCATTCCTAGAGATATATACGACAGAGAGCAATTTAATCAGCTCGTCAGAGTACTAGAGTTAGCTTTCCGTAAAATTGATTTTGAGCTAGTGGAGGATGCACAACAAAGAGAAGCAGAGGACTGGTTTTTAAGACGATGAGTAACCTATTTAAAGTAAAGGGTATTAATCTAAATACTACAACGGAAACTACACTACTAACGACACCTGCCCAGTCGTCTTTTATCCTAAGTAGTGTTATAATATCGAACACTACTGCCGGAGCGGTTACAGCTAGCTTTGATTTCCATGATAGTAGTATTGGGGCTTCGTATAATATCGCCACTGACCTCAGTATAGGCGCCAAGACGAAAGTAGAGTTATTTACTAATACTTTCGTACTAGAAGAGCTAGACTCTTTAAAAGCTACCGCAGCTACTGGGAGTGCTTTGAATATTACAATATCATATTTAGATAGACAACGAGGCGGTTAAATGGCAGGTATACAAGACTTAGCACAATACGGTAGAGGCAACGATAGTATGATAGCCCACGTAACTCCCGGTGAGATGATGGTCCCACCTGAGATGATGGCGCGACACCCTGACTTACAGAGAAAGCTATATCAAGCATATATCGACGAAGGCATGGACCCTCGTCGATTTAAAGTAGGCTCTGGCATCACTTCTTTAAATCCTACAACAGGACAACCTGAATACGGATTCTTTAAATCATTACTAAAAGCAGCTGCTCCTGTAGTAGGCTACATGCTGGGCGGTGCTGGTGGCGCAGCCATTGGCGGCGGCTTGGCTGGTTATATGGACGGGGGTGGTTTTAAAGGCGCTCTTGGAGGCGCTGCACTAGGTTACATTGGCGGTAGCCTAGCAGGTGGCGGTGCTTTTGGAGATACCGTAAAGGGTGCTGCAGGTGGTGGAATCGGCGGATGGAGCCCTTTTGGTGCTGAAAAAGTCCAAGGGTGGGGTGCTAATAAATGGGGCACTGACCTAGTCAAAAACAGCATAGACAAAGCAGGTGGTTCTACTTTTAGTACTATAGGCAAAGGATTAGCTATAGGTGCAATGGCCACACCATTACTGGCAGACATTGACAGCGAGCCTCTAGCAGACCCTAGTGAAGACGCTAGCGCCACTGAGAAAGGCGAGCCTTTTGATTTAGACATCCCAAGCAGCAGTAGTTTTGTTCCTAGACATCAAATAACAAGTGATACAGCTGGGTACAGCAACAATAATGGGGCATATGCTACCTACCCATACCCTAACTACAAAGATATGGAACTCCCTAATATCGAGATACCGGATTTTGATTTTGATAACTTGTCCCTAGCGGAGATGAGGGAGCTATACAACCCCAAGCCCGTATATTTTAAACACGGCGGCATAATCAACAGCGGAACAACTGGTACAGCGGACGATGTACCAATTATGGCATCTAAAGGCGAGTTTGTAATGACCGCAGATGCTGTACGAAACGCAGGAAAGGGCGACCCTAGGCTGGGCGCTAAAAAACTATATAATTTAATGTACTCATTAGAAGGAGCTAGATAAATGTCATCAACAACTACCGTATCCGGAATACCCCCATGGATGGAGGACTATACGAAAAGTATAATGGCCTCAGGAGAGCAGTTAATTGAAAAACCTTATCAGCCCTATGAAGGTGCGGAGTTAGCAGGATTCAACACTAATCAACTAGATGCCTTTAATATGGTAAAAGGCAACATGGGCATGGGGCAGGAAGCACTGTCAAACGCTATGAATGTGTCGGGTGATTCAGGTAAGTCAGGTATTAACCAAGTACAGGCGGGTGCTGGTCTATTCAACCAAGGCGTAGGAATGACTAACGAGGCTGCCATGGCCTCTCGAAACGCTCCGGGTACCTTTAATGCAATGCTGCCTGGTCTTTCAGGTATGTACAAAGGGACAGCCCAAGCCTATAATCCTACCAGTGTAAATAACTTCATGAACCCGTACACAGCTGCCGTAACTGAGCAGGGTCTTGACGAGATACGCCGACAAGGTAAAAAGGACCTTAATCAGATTAGCGCAAATGCTGCTGCAGGCGGAGCATTCGGTGGTGCGCGCCACGGTATAGCCGAGGCAGAGCAGCGTAGAAATATGCTGAACACACAATCTCAGTTCATCAATCAGTCTAATGCCCAGAACTACGGTCAAGCACAGAACGCATCGATGCAAGATTTTCAAAACCAAATGTCACGTCAAGCAGGCGCTGCACAAGGTATTGGCGGGTTAGGTCAAACAAGCTCACAGCTACAAGCAAACACAGCCAGCCAGCTAGGGGCACTTGGTGGTCAGTACGGACAACTTGGAACTCGCTACGGTCAGGCAGGACAGCAAATATCTGATATAGGCAATAGAATGGCTATGACTCAGGCGGAACTAGCTAGGGTGGGTAGAGGATTCGCAGGTGACGATATAGCAGCGATGCAAAACATGGGTAACACACAGCAAGTACAGGCACAGCGAGGATTAGACCTAGATAAAAACCGTTGGCAGCAACAGCAACAACACCCATATGAACAGCTTAACTATATGAGTGGGTTACTTAAAGGGACACCATACCGCTCCCGTGATATGTCTGTGACAGAAGGAGACCAGCCCTCCACTGCAAATCAGCTAATAGGCGGGCTAGCAACACTGGCGGGAGCTGGTAAAGAGTTTGGTTGGTGGGGTAAATAAATGAGTATTTCAGAAAAGTTAGTAGAGTTCACTAAATCTTTAAACCACACAGATGAGTCTGCATTAGATAGGTACCTTCGACTCGAAGACGAGAGGTATGGCTATGCAAAGGCCGACAAGGACCTTGCTAATATGTCTATGGCCGATAGAATGTCTATGGGAATGGGTGCATTAGGTACTTTATACGCTAGTTCAGGAGAACAAGAGGGCGTGCCAATGCAAGACTGGACGCGCGCTAATCTAAAACCAGGTGCTATGAACGACGTGGGAAGGGGACTAAGCGCTGCGGTTAGCGAATGGACACCAGAGCAGATGCGGGTGTTTCAGGGCATACAGAAAGCTGGGGTAGACGGTTCAGCACAGGCACAGGCACAGGCACAGGCACAGGCACAGGCACAGGCACAGGCACAGGCACAGGCACAATTAACTCCAGCACAGCAGAGCGTAGTAGCGGGTGAAAACTCAATGAACCGTATGCAACAAGAGGTTGATTACGCTAAAGCACAGGCACAAGCACAAGCACACCAAGCACAAGCACAAAGTATGGCACAAGGTTTTAGGTCTGCTGACTTAGAAAGAGCGGGTAAAGATAACTATAAGCAAGCTTCTCAAGAAGCAACAAACCCTGCTTCTGGTTGGCAAGATGTACCAGCTTCAGTTTTTGACGACTTCAGAAACTCAGAAGAATACAAGAGAGGTACTGCTGGTCAGAACTATAAAGAGATGATGGGTATAGGTAATAAGGGTATTGTTACTAGTTATCCTGGTAGCGCTGCTCAAGCTAATGGAAAGGGGGGAATCCCGTCGATTTCAACTGGCGATTTAGAGTCAGCAAAGAAAGGTACTCAAGAGATAATTGACACGGCGGTAAAAGGCTTTATAGACCCTAACAAGGACACAACCAAGCAGGCTGAAATAGAGACCAGAGGTTGGTCAGAAGAGCATTTCCAAGGTGCCATTAACGCTATAGACGGCGTACTTGCAGGGGGAGAGCTAACTGAGCTACAACGCGCAGCGCTAGAGAGTGAGAGAGCTAACTTAGTTAAGATATACAACGCGCAGAAAGGCAGCGAAGACCCGTATAGCGCTATGGAACAGCAGATTGTCACTAACCAGGCGGATAGTCAGAGAGCAGAAGAAGCTGCAGAAGCACAACTACTAGCTGACCAGCAAGCAATAGCGAAGCGACAACAACAGGGGTATAACACTGTCCAGATGATGGAGGAATCTAAATCGGACGCCGGTGAAGCAGATGCACGGACTGATTATCTACAGAGTATGGCAGAGCAGGAGATGCTAGCTGACTGGGATATGGACACTCAGATGGACACTCAGATGAGTGAAATAGACGACGTGTACGAAGGCTTAGACTTAGAATATAAACAACGAGAAGAGCAGAAAAGAAAACAGGCTGCTTATATTGAATTTAGACGTCAAATGGAGGAATCTAAATCACCTATGGGTGAGGAACTAGCTAGAACAGCCTATGTTAGAGCACAACGAGAAGAAGCACAACGAGAAGACGTGGAATTCGCTAAGCAAGATGAATTAGAAACGGAACAAATGCTAGCTGACTGGGATGCAGAAACTGAATATGAACAAAGTGAAAAAGACACAGCAGAGTTAATTGCCGAGGCAAGAACAGGGGCTAGTGACCAATCACCTGATTGGCTGGGCGAATCCGAGACCCCTAGAGAGAAGTGGGAAAAAGGACAAGTGAAAGCAAACGAGGTACAGCAGAACATTATCAACAACGCTGACCAAGCGTACGAGGACGAGTTAGATGAATATCATGCAGGAATAGATGCAGATAACGCTGAGATTGACGCACGTACCAAAAAGGTAGTAATTAATACTGTACCAAAAACAATCACGGACCCAGATGCTGTGGGTGCTATGACCGCAGTTAAGAAGGAGATTACAAACCACGCTACAAACCCAGACGGTACACTGAAATCTGCAGGGGACCTGAGAGAGCTCTCTAAAAAGTTCTTTGAAGCAGGTGAGAAATTAGACAACCTTAAACCGTCAGAAAGAGACTGGGGCCCGGCAATGATGCAGTTCGGTCTTACATTGATGTCAACTCCCGGACCTTTCTTAAGTGCAGTAGGTACAGCAGGTAAAGAAGCACTTAAGATGTGGCAGGATATCAAGAAAGGCGATAAAGACGCGGCACAGGCTAAGCACGAACTAGCACTTAAGTACGCTACACTGGCGGACACTAGAGATAAAGCAGCATCTAGTGCTAAAGACAAGACTATCCCACTGTACTCTATAAATGAGGAAGGTAAGCTAGTAAAGACAACTACCAAGAGACCTCCTACTGAAGGAGAAGCCAGTAACATGAGGCTGTCTAATATGTCTAATTTGATTATGTCCGATAAGGTTGAAAAACTATCAGAAGAGGACGCGGAGAATCTAGCTCGTCATTACCAAGGGATACTTGGTGAGTATATGAAGGACAACTTTAAAACGGGTGAGCGTGAATGGCGTTCAGGGATGGAGAACCCAACTACAATCTACAATAAACTGGCTAAAATGTTCCCTAACAATGGGGCTATACAAAGCGCCAAAACATCGTGGAATACAGGCTCGGCCCAGGGCAAACGGAGAAGAGAGTACCAAGACGTACATGCGGATTTCCTAGCTTATCAGGATAACTCAGCAGTCTTCCGCAGGCATTTAAAAACAATTGGGCCGGATGTCACTACATGGTATGGTGGCGCCGTTAAG